GCTGCGTTCAGGCTGTCACCTGAACCAGCTTCCCATCATCTGCGCTGCGGAATCTGGCGCACCGATCACAAAACCACATGAAACAAGCCTAATCACGGAGGACAGCCAAGCATGGACGCTTTTTCAAATCCCGACCTTGTGTTCAAGTTCATAGCGGCTTTCGTCGCTCTGTGCTTGGCGGTTGTTATTGATCCACTCTTGGAGGAGTAGGGGCATGGTCGCTGTACGGACACAGAAAGAGCATGTGCTTGAACTTCTCAGACAACGAGGAAGCGCAGGCCTTACCGCTCTTGAGGCAATGGAAGAGATCAAGACGATGCGGCTCGCTGCTTACGTCAAGTTTCTCAAAGACGATGGGCATGAGATCACATCGGAAACGATCAAGGTGCCAAGCGGCAAACACGTTGCGAGGTATCGGCTCATCGAGGCGACCAAGCAAAAACTCCTCTTCGACATCAGCAAGCAACCACATTGAGACTATCAGATGACTGTCGAAGACTGGAACAAACTGTGTCAGTCAAGGATAAGCCGAAAGGGTTTGCGCTTAACCGTGACGGTTGAGCGCAAACAAGATTCGCAACCACTCAGAATAGGAGTTGCCATGCTACGACGATCCGACCTTATCACCGAAACACACGGGCGAGCATTGAGCTCCCTTGAGGTTAGCCAGTACCTCGAGGATATCATCCCCAGCATCTTCGCTGTCGTGTTCAGCATGAATCAAAACATCCGCCATCAAGTTCTCTGGGCAGTGCGCGACGAGCTTTCTGCTTGGGGCGGGCTGAACCAAAAGGAACTCGAACGGCGAGTAACGGAGGGCTATAGACGTGGTAGCTAGAAACATTGGTTCACCTGAATGGACAAAGTACAAGCGTGGTGACCGTGTCATTTTGACCGGCGATTATCACGGCTTCCCGCAGAACACAGCAGGCACTGTCTTAGGTGTCTACTACTACCTCATCGAAGTCTTGTTTGATGGGGAAGACCATTATCGAGTTCTACCGTTTTCGATGGTGACGCATGCCAGCCAAGATGAAATGCAAAGCGCCAACGCTTGCGGAACAGTTCAGGGCCAGACTCACGAAGCAATGGAAGTGTCAGCACCACACTCTTTCAAGAGTGATGAGCAAGTTCAACGTGGAGAAGTGCTATCGCTGCGATGAATGCGAAGTACGCCGAAAGCAAGTTGTTCAGTGGATGAAAGACCGAGGCCTTTTAACAGGGAGTTGAAACGATGAACGGACTCATCAGGACATTCGAGAGAAACACTGACTATGTGCTTCTTAATCATGGCGACTTGACGATCACCTTCAGGCAAGACGGCAACTTGCTCTGTAGCCATCTTGTCATTAAACACGGCAACGAAACGCTGACGGTACGCTCTGGCCCGATGAGCACCGACAGGCATGGCGTGAAGTTTCGCACACAGTTCATGGGGCCGAAATCATTCAAGGTGATTCCGAGCCAGCATCTCGAACATCGTGGAAGCGCCCAGGGAGATGGGCAGTCGCATGGTGGCGATTCCGCAAAGGAGCGGGCTTCCACGGCCTATCCAATGGGGGAACCGGCAAGATCAGTCTGAACGTCTTCAACCGGGGATGCTAATGGGGCATCTCCCCCATTGCAGTAAGGAGGTTAGTGAAAGTGGCCATCAAGATTCACAGAGACTTGGTTCAAGGCTCCGAAGAATGGCGGGCGGCACGTTGCGGGCTGCTGACGGCTTCTGAAATGAAACTCATCGTGACGCCTGCCAAGCTCGAATACGCATCGAACGAGAAGGCGAAGAGCCACTTGTACGAACTGCTTGCCCAGCGTGTCACCGGCTATGTCGAGGCCAGCTACATCAGCGATGACATGTTGCGTGGCCAAGAGGACGAGATAGACGCCAAGCGATATTACGAAGATGCCTACTGCCTGACGACCGATGTAGGCTTCATCACCAACGACAAATGGGGCTTCACGCTTGGCTATTCGCCTGATGCCCTTGTTGGCGAAGATGGCGTGATTGAGTGCAAGGGCAGGCGGCAAAAGTTCCAGGTCGAGACGATCATCAAAGGCGAGATGCCTAGTGATTACCTGATTCAGGTTCAGACTGGACTGCTTGTGTCAGAGCGGAAATGGGCAGACTTTGTATCGTTCTGCTCTGGAATGCACATGTTGACGATCCGCATTGAAGCTGACCCTGAGATACAAGCCAAGATCGTCAAAGCTGCGACGATGTTTCATGAGTTGCTGGATACGATGCTTGCCGAGTACCAGAAGCGGCTTGGCGATCCGGCGATGAGGTTGGTGCCAACGGAACGCAGGAAGGAAGAGGAGGAGATGCACTTATGAGCAACATGCTTTCAACTATCGCCCCGAAGACCGATCAACAAAATTTCGATGATTTCATTGGTGGCGTCACAAAGACCATCAAGATTACAGGAGTCAAGATTGCAAGCGGCGACCAGCCTGTTGCACTGAACTTCGATGGCGACGAAGGTAAGCCATACAAACCAGGGAAGTCGATGCGGCGTGTGCTGGTTCACTGCTGGGGCGCTGATGCCAACAAATACATCGGACGCAGCCTGACACTCTATGGCGATCCCAAAGTCAAGTTTGGTGGTGCCGAAGTAGGCGGCATCAGAATCTCTCACATGTCCGACATAGAAGCACCAATCACCATGGCGCTCACAGCGACCAGGGCACAGCGAAAGGCCTACACGGTCAATCCTCTTGTCACTGAATCGCAGCCAGCCGAACCCAAGACAAACAACGTCACTTCGCCAATTGAAACAGCCATCGCCCTCTGCAAGATCACGACCAACATCGATGATCTTGAACAGATTGCGAAGGATGCCCAGAAGCTCAAGGGCTGGACGAAAGCCAAGATCGAGGAAATGGCGAACGTGCTGAAGCAACGACGCGCCGAACTCAAACAGCAAACCGAAGAACGCCAACCAGGAGAATAGCAATGGACAATATTGAAATCCTCAACGACCGAATCAAACTGTGCTGCGATCATGTGAAGCTGGTCAATGACATGCTCAAAGAAACCATGCTTCAGATATTCGAGGTACGAAAAGAGATGAACGTTATTGATTTCAATGCCAAGTTAGCCAACGCCAAGCTAGATGCTCTTGGCCAGCTACACGGCGTTGATTTCAACAAGAAGCCAGCAACAGCTAATGCAGCCTAACCACCAACCACCGCCCTAGTCGCTGTGTTGGCGAAATGAAGGCTTTCTCTAAGAGTGTCTAACTTCATCGGCGGTGGTTGGTGGGATTTTTACTCTTGAAAGGATTGAACTGTGAGCAAGCATGCAAAAGAAGTTATAGACGACTCGCCTATGCACTTATCGAGGCTAATGGCGCTACAGCAAAAGTTGGCACAAAGTCTTTTTGAATACAAGAAGGCAAACGAGAACGCCAAGGATGCCAAGAAGCAGGCCGAACTGGATAAACGCCGAATCGATGACTACCTGCAAGAGCTGAACGAAGGCAACATCTTTGACAACATCGGGAACGAGTAGCCATGAAAGAAACCGAGCTTGTGCGAATGTGCCTTGACTACCTGCACCTTAAAGGTGTGTTCGCTTGGCGCAACAACAGCGGCGGTTTCAAGAAGGGCGAACACTTCATTCGTGTTGGCTGCGTCGGCTCTGCTGACATAATCGGCATCATCAATCATGGCCGGTTCCTTGCTGTCGAATGCAAGGTTGGCAGAAACAGGCCCAGCGACAGACAGAAGGCATGGGGAAGCCAGATCAGCGAAAGGGGTGGGCTATTGATAGTCGCCTACTCCATCGATGACCTTGAGAAGTATTCACACCTTTTTTGATTGGCGACGTGGCTTAGCTGGATGCAAGCGGCGACTAATGGAGTGACGGCGGATGGCGCTCAGAATAACAACAGGTCTGATTAAGTTCAAGAACCTCCAAAAAGACCTTGGGCTGTCTCTGTATGAGACGATTGGACTACTTGAGGCACTATGGCACTTCACCGTCTCCAATGCCATCCAGGGCGACGTAGGCAAGCACAGCAACCAAGAGATAGCCGACTGGATCGGATGGCGAGAGGACGCTGACAAGATGATTGAGGCACTGACGAAAAGAAGATGGCTCGATAAGCACTCTAGGCACCGCCTCATCGTCCATCACTGGCCAAGCATCCACGCTTTGCCATTCCGTCTATATCCACATCGAAGCTAAGGAGAGCAAATGAGCGTCA